GAGTGTAACTCTCGGGCTTTGCCGAACCTGATAGGCGAGAGTTACACTCTCGTTTCTGCGACAACTTTCTCAGACTTGCGAGCGTTCTCACAAGTGATATAGCAACTTTGCGACACTCGCAATCTTGCGAACTCGTCTCTCTCATTTGTGATTCTACCCGTCGCGATAGCTAACTGTCAACTGCATTAGTATTACACGCTAGCTAACTGTTTGCTTAACTTAGCTAACCGTCTTGCGTGGTGTTAGCTAACTGTCTGCAATTTTCTGTTGCCTAACTCTGGCATTTGCTGTTAGCGTTCTCGCCTATGAGTTACGTTCCGCTCTCCGCGCTCACCGACCGTGAGGAAATCGCCGCCCTCGCCAAGGCTGAAATAAAAGCGAAGTATCTGCGCGGGCAGGCTGAGCACCGCACCGACCTACCAACTGGAGGTCTATCGTGGTTCGCCTCCGCTGCCCGTGAAGAGGCGATTGACCAGATAGCCTACACTCATCACATCGTCGCCAAGTGCGCGCAACTCCGCGCTCTACATGGCCGGATGTGCGAAGGTCTAATGACGCTCGCGCAAGCCGCCGAGGAAATGGGCGTGATAATCTCCTGCAATCCGCCAGAGAAACACCCGCAATCATGATATACCTCGCCACGCCCTACACGCACCGCGACCGCGCCGTGATGCTGGCGAGATTCAGAGCCGTGAACAAGGCCGCTGCCGTTCTCATGGCGCAAGGGCTGCACATATTCTCGCCAATCTCGCACTCTCACCCGATAGCAGAGGCTGGGGCGTTGCCAACAACGTGGGATTTTTGGGAGAAATACGACCGAGAAATCCTCAAATGCTGTTCACAAGTAATCGTTCTAATGCTCGACGGCTGGAAAGAGTCAAAAGGAGTGCGCGCAGAGATAGAAATTGCAGAAAGTCTAGGCATTGGCATAAGCTATGCAGAGCCGGACGCGCTTTCTAGCTTTACATTTGAGAAAAACTAGCTAGAGAGGCGCAACTTATGACGAAAGAAACACCCGTGAAAACCGAGGCCGTCAATCTTTGTCGCCGCTTCCCCACGCTTCCGGCGCGAACGCTTGCAAGGATGCTCCACCGAGACTTCCCGCAGCTTTACCCTACGGTGGAAAGGGGCCGCGATGCTGTTCGTAAAGTGCTTGGATTAGTAGGCCAAAGCAATCTTCGCAGTTCTGTTCCTGACTTAGTTCGCCCCAAGCGCAACGCCGGAGAATGGGAAGGCGTGCCGGTAGGCTCGCGTGAAATTGACTGGCGCACGTTCGACGTTGACGGAAAAGCGCGATGCCTTGTTCTATCCGACATTCATATCCCGTTCCATGATGAGAAAAGCCTCATTCTATCGCTCAAGCAAGGCAAGCGCGACAAGTGTGACGTGATACTTTTGAACGGCGACTTGATGGATTGTTACAAGCTGTCACGATGGGAAGTTGACCCGCGCAAGTTTCCGTTCCACCGCGAAGTCAGCGACACCATCGCTTTCTTAGAGACTTTGCGCGAAAACTTTCCAAAAGCACGAATTATTTGGAAGCTCGGCAACCACGAAGAACGCTTTATGAACGTGATGAAAAAGGACCATGCCGTGTTTCTCGATATGCCTGACTTCGACCTTGCGCGCCTTGTTCACGCCGACAAGATAGGCATTGAAATCGTGGACGATATGCGCCCCGTGAAGCTAGGAAAGTTAAGCGTTCTCCACGGTCACGAATACCGATTTAGCATCAGTAATCCCGTCAATCCGGCGCGAGGGCTGTTTATGCGCGCTAAGGTCAGCGTCATGTGTTCGCACTTCCACCAGACATCGCAGCACAGCGAAAGCGACCTAGACGGCAAGGTTGTCAGCGCGTGGTCGCTCGGCTGTCTCTGCGATTTACATCCGCGCTATATGCCGCTGAACAAATGGAACATTGGATTTGCCAAAGTCGAAACTGACAACGAGGGGCGTTTTGAAGTGTCAAATTACCGCATCGTGGACGGGAGGATATACGCATGACGAAGGATGAACTATGGTCGGCGTTCGTGAAGAAAAATCCCGCATTGCTTGCGGCGAATGTCACGTTTTCCGCCGCAGGTGTTCGAAAGTTCTTTGACCGCACTTTCGAAGTCGCGCTGGAACAGGGCGAGCCGGATGTGCCATCGCGCAACGGCGCAGAAATTCCCGATTTCCTTAAACAATTCCTCCACCGCAAGCCATGAACGAGCCGGGACTACCAGAAGCAATCACCGCCGCGTCACTCGTTCTCGCCGTGTTCGTCGTCGGTAATATGATTTTCCGCATCGGCAAAAGCGGGCGCAAGCGAAATAAAAGGCGCAAGCCGCTTCCATGAGCTATGAACGAAGCCGCCGAACAAGCACTCAGGAAAGCCGCCGACATTCTAGGCGAACACTTTCTTGAGTTCGTCATTGTCTGCGCGCAAAAGCAATCACGCGACCCGATACTAGAACACAGCGGCAGCATCTTCGCGGCTCACGGATTAGCGGAGGCGGCGGCCTACAAGCTCGACGTGCAAAACATTCCAGACACAGAAGAGGACGACGAGGACGATAACGAAGGCTGGAAAAAGGGGGTCGACGGAGACGACTTTACCGGCGGAGACCCGAAAGTGAAAGCGTAGTCAAATCACAAACACGCCAGCCGATTCCCGCTCGCGCTCTAGCGCGGCAAGAAACGCATCTTCGCGGCGGATACACTCGGCTTCATCAGCCAAGGCGTCCAACTGCGCGTCAGTCAGCGTATCAGTCATTATGTCAATGGGTAAATCCATTGGCCGCGATAATTAACGATTCGTTAGCTGTTGTCAACAACTGATTCTCATATTTGAGATATCATATTTGAGAAGGTTAATGTGCGTTGATTGCATCGCGCCCCGCTTTCAGTGTGGCGGCAATCCTGTTTTTGGCCGCTCTGTGTCTTGTCATAGCGCCCCACGCCGGAACGAATCCGGGATAATCCGCCGTCTCATGCTTCGCCCAATACTCACGCGCCAGCCTCTCCATGCAATCCGCGCTCTCTTGCCGCTGCTTCACTTCGTGCGCGCCCGTGGCGAGGATTTGAATGTTAGTGTAGTGCAAGCACTCATACGCCCGCGCCTCTTTGGTCAAATCGAAGTCGCACAAGGGCCGGATGTGGTCAATTTGCCACTCGCTACGGTTTTCCCAACTGATTCCGTCGCGGAACATCATCTCAAGGTGCGACTGCAGCTCCCCGACGTTGCAACCAATCAAATCCCATGCGCTGACTTCGGAAAGCGCCAGATTTTTTTTCGCGGCTCGCACCTTGCAATTGCTCGCCCACCGTAGAAGCGTCATCCTCACCTTATTTCTCGCCTTCCACTCCCTGCTGTTCTTGCTCCTCGCTTCTTTCTGATCATGTGTCAGCGACGCCAAATATCGCGCCTGCTTAGCCTTTCCTGCGCCAGTATGGTAGTAGCGACTACACGTAGCAAGCTGCGCCTCTGTCGTCTTGTTCACTTTCTTAGCTGTTTCGCATTTGATTTGTTTTTGCATAGTAGATTTACAATATGCGGAGAATCTATTAGAAGTCAACCAAGAACTCAACCGAAAGAACGCGCCCGCTTTCAGTCGCTAGGGTCGTGCCAAGTGCTTTAGAATACTAGTTACCGGGGGCCTATGGCGCGTAAATTGTTGCCTTGGTCTTGCTGTTCGCGTATCCCGCCGCAATGACTGCCGAGATTGACCCGATTGAGCTTGAGTTGCTGGCGCGGTTGCGTGTTTTGGAGAGTATCACGCCGAGGATTTGTGCTGCTGAGGTTGGCTTGTGCGCGGTTGTGACGTGGAGGGCGGACGACTTGAGCGCTGGCGAGGTGGAGATTGCGCGGATGGAGTGCGCGGGATAGGCCGGGCGCTGTTAAGCTGGTGTAAAAAGCGTGGTTAACACGGTTTAACGGATGTTGACAAGTGTTGACGATGTTGACGCCGAGTTGACAGGCTGGAATCGGCTCGATATGCCTGTTTCCTACATTACGAAACTGTCATAATTCTGTAATGTTGTCGCAAGCGGCTTGTTTCTAGTGGTTTAAGTTGTGTATATACAATGTATATACGAAAGAATAGGCTTGCTTTTTCGAGGTGTAGTCTTATTAAAATCAGAAACCGAGTTCGCGGAGTCTAGGTTGAGCGCACTTGGGTTATGGGTCGCAGTGTTGCTTACGGTCGTCTTACGCTAGTTGCCAACGTCTCGCTAAGCAGTGAATGTGATGGGCGTTCTCCGTTCGCGACCAACGTCTCGCTAAGAGAGGTTAACCAGACCGCCTTTCCATTCCCCCGGCGCTGCGCGCCTTGACGCTCTCCGAGCGTGGGGCTATATATATTTTGCAATTCGCTTAGGGCTTCGCCCAGCGATACGAGTGGCGAGGTTACAGGGGCATTGACCGTTCAGTGCTTCACTCGATTGCACCCTTCGGGCTTGCGAGAGCGAGCGGTGCGATCAACCATAGTAGATATAAAGGGCGATTTTTGAGGAAAAAGGGGTTTCCGCTATATTCTAGCGTGCGCGAGGGGAAAACGCGCTGGCGGGCGTGTGGAGAGCGGGAATGGGCTGATTATTCGCAAGACGTGGCGAGTAAGTGGCGAAATGCCGCTCAAGTCGCACCGCGTGGCGAGATAGAGCCGCTGAAATAGCGCCCGATTTTGTTTCAATCGCAATTTATTTTTAGCAGCGTTTGCGTAGGTAAATTGGAGAATTGCGTTAGTGAATAGCAAAATAATTGTTGACCAAATGAGATGAGCCTGCTTTTCTTTCCCTTGTGATTACTTCACTCATCAACGGCCAAGTTCGCCAGCCCTCGCAAGAGGCGGACATTCGCGTTCTGCCATTCGACTTTGCTGCTACGGAAATCACCGTTGAAGCTGCGAGCGAAAAAGGACGCGGCTTTTTTGCTTCCATGTTTGGGGCGGGCGCGGTGTCTGTGAACATGAAGAAATCGGCAGCGTTCGATTTCGAGAAGTTCGCGGAACAGAAAGGCATGGTGCTGGCGTGAAACACTCGTTTCGCAATTCAGCGGGCGCGGAAGTGTTAATTGACGGCAAGATGACATTGCGAGAGCTGATTGATGCGGGCGTCATTTCTATCCGCCTTAGCAAAGAATCCGATCCGCTTGAACTGAACTGGTGGCGCGATTCTGGCGCTGTGGATTGCGAGCACTGCAAGGGCCGTAGCGAGCGCGAAAAGGCTAAGTGCGCGCTTTGTAGCGGAACTGAAAAAGTCATGCCGGAATCTTCGTTTTCTGAGCAATTCGCAAAGGAAGTTTATGAACAGGGCAAAGAGCCTAATGAAACCGAACTCTAAAACACACCACGAAATGAAAACCTTACTCTGCATCCTCATCATCACATCATCCGCCGCTAACTGGTATTTTGGATACACGGTCGGCCTATCTTGCGGTCAATCCGCGAACGCTACGCCGTCGCCAGCGCGTCCAGTCCGGAAACCAAAGACTAAGCCCGCGAAACCCTCTTGGCGGGAACTAGACGGCGACAGTCTATTGCCCGTGCGCGATGAATACGCGGACGCGAGCCGCGACGAACTTGAATCGCTCCTGCTTTTTGGCAATGAAAACGTGAAGTTGAACCTCTCCCGCCGTAGGTAAAAGCAGAAATTTTAAAATAGTTCTTGCGCTCCGTTACTAACTAGCTACAACTCGAAACAGTCAATCAAATCACGAATGAAACCTGACAACATCAAATGCTCAAAATGCTTAGGCTCCGGCCTAATCAGCAACCCGGCAACCATCGGCAAACGACTAAAGCGCCTTCGCAAAGAGGCGGGACTATCCCTGACGGCGATAAAAGAGGCGCTCAAAGTATCCCACGGCTACGTCAGCCTCATGGAGAGCGGCAAGGCGACCATCACCACTGCTCGCGTGAAGCAGTATCGGGACGCGGTTGCAAAGCTGGCGAAGAAAGGGGCTAAATGAAGCTAGTAATCATTGCAATTTTTTTAACGCTTGGATGCTCAATATGGGAGGCTTATTGCGTGTGGAATAACTTTGGACATCCTGCCGTTCATTTGTTCGCACTTTGGTATCAAGCCGCCTTCATGGGATATTTTATTTCACTACTACGAAAATGAAAACCATCGAAGAACTCCACGAAGAAGCCGCCGTGAATATGCAAATACTCCGCGCCACTCAATTCAACGCCAAGTGCCTTCGCTTTTGCTGGCTGTTGCTAATAGCGGCGTCGGCGACGGTTATCGCTTTCCTGCTTTAACAAATGAACCATAGTTTTCAATTCAGCGCGTGGCGGAATGTAAAGACGCAGCGAGAATCTAAAAGCGGCAAGTGACTCGATTAAATCAGGCTTGCCAGTGCAGGTTCAAATCCTGCCGCGCTGTATTGAGAACTAACAAAACACCAAACCAAACCAATGAGCGGAAACAACCAGCAACCAACAGAAGCCGAATCCGATTTAATGGCCTTTAGAAAATGGTGGCATAACGAAGGAAGCGGAATGCCTCCATTGCCAAGCGAAGAAGCAGAAGAGCACGTAAAAAGAATTTCGCAAATTGCTTGGATGAATGGTGCTTACGTAGCCAGAGAATAAATTAACCAAATATAAAAATGACAAAAGACACTCAATTAACAACAATAGAACAATCTCAGCCGCAGCCAAGCGTTGCGCTAATGCTGCAAACCATCTGCGAACGCGGAATCACCGCAGAGAATACAGAGGCGATGACGCAACTGATGAAGCTGCACGAACGCATGGAGGACAGGCAAGCCGAGCGCGATTTTAACGCCGCATTTGCCGCGCTACAAGCGGAGACGCCTGACATCGTGGCAACGTCTGTAATTCCTAATCGCGGGAAGTATGAGAAATTTGAGGACGTTATGCACGTTATGCGCCCTCTGCTATCAAAGCACGGTTTCAGCGTCTCGTTTTCTCAGGAGACGGGCGATCGAATCACAGTGACTTGCCACTTGCGCCATGCGAGCGGGCACAGCCAACAAACGAAGTTTGGCGTGCGCCTTGGCGGGAAGGCTGATAGCGAGACACAAGCCGATTGCAAGGCGAGCACTACGGCGAAGCGCAATAGCCTACTACAGGCGCTGAACATCGTTATCCGGCAAGATTGTATGCAGGACGAGGACGACGCGAGAATCACGGGCGAAGTTGTCAGCGCGGAGCAAGCGGCTTCGCTCTTTGAACGGGTGCAATCGGTTGGCGCGGACAAGGCGGCGTTCCTTTCCTACGCTGGCGCAAAGTCATTCTCAGAAATCAGCGCAAGCCGATATGACGCGCTAGACGCGATGCTCGCACGCAAGGAAAAAGCCAAAGCCTAGCCATGCCAAAGATTCACGAAATAGCACAGGGCGATCTCGATTGGCTAACGCTGCGCGTGGGGCGCGTTACCGCCAGCGACTTTGACCGCATCGTTACGCCGGAATTTAAGGCGCGAGACGGAGCAACGCCTTACACCTACCTTTGCGAGAAAATCGCGGAGGCATACAAGGGAAAGCCGATGGCCGGAATATCCACTTGGGAAACCGAGCAGGGCCAACTCCTAGAGGACGAGGCACGCGGCTGGTATGCGATGGAGCACGATGATGTGAAGATTCGCAACGTCGGCTTTGTTGAGCACGATAATGGGCGTTGCGGCTGTTCGCCGGATGCCTTGCTTGGCGAGGACGGCGGGCTGGAGATAAAATGTCCGCAGCCGACAAACCATGTGCGCTATTTGCTAGACGGCATCTTGCCTAAAGACTACGCGCCTCAAGTGCATTTCAGTATCTATGTCACGGGCGCGAAATGGTGGCGTTTCGTCTCCTACCATCGCGGCTATCCAGCGTTCGTTCTCCGCGTTGACCGCGACGAAACAATCATGGCGAAAATAGACGCCGCGCTCGCCGCCTTTTATGTCCGCTATGACGAGGCGATGGAATCTCTCAGAAACAAAACCAACCAATAACACAAATGGCTAACAAACCTATCACACTTAAAATTGACGTTAAAAAAATAGCCAAGGAACATTTATTCCAAGGCAAGACAGCCCTCTATCTCGACCTCGTAGCATGGCCGACTAAAGAAAGCCGCAACGGTGAAACGCACTACGTTGTGCAGTCGCTATCAAAAGCCGCCCGTGAAGCTGGCGAGAAAGGCGCAATCGTGGGCAATCTGACAATGCCTGACAATGAGCCTCCACATCAACGGCAAGCTCCTAAGCAAAAAACGAAACCACCCGTTGATCCAGACCTTGATCCGGCTGATGAAGACTCGATTCCTTTCATGTTTCCGTTCGCCCCGTTCATCGCGGGACTGGGCGCGGCTGCTTCACTCTTTGCGTAACCAAATCACTTTCAGCCTAACCGCTGATAACACGCCGAAAGGCAAACTCGCAACTGACTATCACTCGGCTCCAATGAGGAAATAGCTTCTGAAATGCCGATGGATTTGCGGGACTCTTTCAAATAAAACACCATGAGCATCCTAAAACCAGCCAAACCACGCCAAGAGAAAGTCGCGGGCAGCGCGGCGGCTCACCGCACGGCGGGACGCAAGCGCAAAGAGACTGACAACTATTTCCTAGACGCAATCTTTGGAAACAAAGGCGCGAGGAAAGACAGATGGGAAAGGAGAATCAAATGAAACGTAACGGCACTGAATACATCGAAAGCGGCTTAGGCGGGCATCCTAGATTTGACCGCAAGTGCGGGACGGTTGCAATGGACATAGCCTTAGACAAATTCCTAGAAAAGCGCGGAATGGCGAAAGTAGATTTCAGCACGATTCAACAACCCGCGAACAAGAAAACCAAATGAACCATCCCGAACTAGACTTTGCGCGATACCCTAGCGCGCCCGGCCACAAGCGCCCCGGCACATCCAAGGCGGCTGCTGATTCGATGCGCGAGAAAGCGCCGACGTTGCGGCAAAAGGTGCTAGACGTTCTCTTTCATCAAGACCTGACCGCTGATGAGTGCGCGGCGGAAGTTGGCAAGTCGCTTTTGTCAATCCGACCTCGCCTGACTGAATTGCTGGCGCTTGGCAAGATTGCCGACACAGGCACGACGCGGACGAATGATAGCGGCAAGCAAGCAACCGTGTGGCGCGCAGTATGAACCCGCACACAATCCGCCGCCTTTTTCCTCACGCATCTCAATCACTAATCGCCGCAAATGAACAAGACTACGGGAAACCTTACATTCAAAGTGATGGGCAGATTGCCAAGCTGGAACGCGCTGCTTGCGATGAACCATTGGCAGAGAGCAAAGGAAAAAAAGAAGCATCTGGAAGAGTTCATTTCAAGTTTGTCTCTGTCAGAAAACGCCTTATTGATCCCGATAATGTTAGCGTTAAATGGTTGCTCGACTGTTGCCGACGCATCGGCCTTGTTGCGGGAGATGAGCACGACAAAATCACGCTCGAAACGAGCCAACGCAAAGCCGCGAAAGGCGAGGAAGAGCACACGCAAATCACGATAACTTACCCTTAACAAAACCGCGCTGTGCATACGCACCTTTAGAGTGTCCGCTTTAAGGACTTCGCAACTTTTGAAAAGAGTCTTGCGGAGGAATGATGGTGGTAAAGTTCACTTTAAAGAAGAGACGGTGATTGCCGTTTCTTGCGCGACCTTTTTACGAACTAATGAAAACCAAAACACCAAGACGCGAGAGCCACGCCAGCATTATGCTTGGGCTGGCGAAAACTGAATACGCAAGGCTTCTTGCAAAGATTCCGCCAGAGGGGACATCGGACGCCGAAATGAGGCGATGGCACAACTCTTCCAAGGTTATTGAGCTTAGGTCTAAACTCATTAAGGCGAGGAGTCAAGTTGAGCACTGGCAGAAAACCTTGGCGGACGAATCTTTGCCGCTTGTCCGCAAATGAAAAAGATGCACGCCGCGCTGGAAAAACTTCGCTCTGCTTTTGCCGAGTTTGAAGCCGCGATTGCCGAGACGGAATTGCCGCTACAAATCGAGAAGAACGTGCCGACAACTCGCACGGCGCAACGTATCGCTACGCTGTTTAATCGCAGGCTGACTACGCCGTGGAGCGTGCCGGAAATTAAGGCTTTTCGCGCCTTGGGAGTGATTGCGGACGCTGACCTTGAGCTTGTCGAAAGATACTACGCAAGCGAACGCGCAAAGGGAGAAACGAACGGAAGGCATCGCCGCGACCTTTGCACATTCCTCAACAACTATTCCGGCGAACTGGACCGCGCCCGCGCTTTTTCGCAGACGACGCCGAAAGGATGGGCGCAAGATTCAACACTAAAAGCCAAAGAACTATGAACAAAGAAAAACAAATCATTGCTATTGCGAAGGCTTGCGGATTCTCAGAAATTCGCTCGATAATTATGCCGACACATTCAGCGCTGAGCGGAAAGCGGAAGGGAAAAAATGAATGGATTGCCGACTACACATCCGACTTAAACGCCATGCACAAGGTTGAAGAATATATGTGGGAAAATGGTGGATATGTCGTGGATAAATACCAAAATAATTTGAGTTCTTTATGTGGCGGAAGGGCGTGGAAGTTTTGCCATGCACCTGCACATAAGAGAGCCGAGTCCTTCTTGAAGGCTTTTGGACTATGGGAGGAAGAACTATGAGCGAACCAATCCACACGGGCGAACTTGGCATAGTCGAGGCCGTTGAAAAAATGCTTTCGACGATTGAGCCGAAGGGCGCGGAGATAATGCGAGGCTACGAGTTTAAGACGCGAATCTGTCCGCTGCTCACGCGCTACGGCTTCGAGCTTCGCTATCAAGTGGATGGTCTTTGCGACGGCAAAGATGAGCGGTGCGTGCATCAAAGGCGGACGCTTGCCAAGCTGACAAACGCGCTGACAGGCAAGGGCGCAATCGTTGCGCTTGTGGGGCCGCGTGGCACGGGCAAAACCTACGTTGCAAGTCAGTTTGTAATTGATCGGCTTTGGACCGAACTTGGCACGGCGAAATGTAGCTGGTTTCACTACACGAAACTCACCACGATAGTCGCCAAGCTGAAAGCATTTTACGCCGATTTTGGCACAACCGACATGGATCGGCTGGATATGTATCGCGGTTTTCTGACTCACTCACTCGACCTGCTCATCATAGACGAACTCCACGAAGTTGCCGACGATAGCAGACACAAAGACCGCATATTGTCAGACATATTGGACGCACGATACGCAGCGAAAAAGGACACGCTTTTGATTTCCAACCAATCCGCAAGCGAGTTTTCCAAGGCTACAAGCCCTTCGATTATATCACGGCTGAACGAACACGGCGGGATAATCCCTTGCGAATGGGAGTCTTTTAGAGAGAAACCAGCGATATGACAAAAACCTCCGTATCAATGCCAGCCGATTTGCTCGCGTGGACACACGCCGAGGCTCGCAAACGCGACTCGTCCGCATCGCGCCTGATTTGCGACCTCATCGAACTCGAACGCCGCGCATCGGTTTTCGTGAGACTTGAAGCACTCGAAAGGAAAGTCAGAGAACTAGAAAACCAAAAACCATGAAATACATCCAACGAACCATGAGTATTATGATACTACCAGAGGGAGAAAGCATCTTCTGTGAAACCGCAACGACAATCGCGATTTCCGACGATGCCGCAGGGGAGTTTCTAAAAATAACGCAATGCAATGATGAAAGCGAAAAGGGCGAAATCAGTCTTGAACAAAATGAATGGCCCGTAGTCCGCGCCGGAATTGACATGATGTTTAAGGAAATTGAGAAACACAACCAAACCAAATGACCGCACAACGCCGCTACGAACACGCGATAGACGCACGAATGGACGCAGACCTTGCCGATACAATCGCCGCCGCTTGCTGCGAAAATTGCGGGCGAGAGCTTGTCGAAAAGGAAGAGATGAATTGCGCGAAGTGCGAAGGTAAATTGAACGCACGACAAAGAAAGTTGAAGAATGTTATTGACTACTAACGAGATTTTAGAAAGAACACACACCAATGAAAAACACACCAAAAACATACGAGGACTTTTTATATCAGAAAACGCAATTAAGCGGAGAATTTGGATTCGCGCCGACCTTTATGCCCGATTTCCTTTTCCCGTTTCAGCGGGCGCTTTTAGAATGGGCGATAAATAAAGGGCGCTCTGCAATCTTCGCGGACTGCGGCCTTGGCAAAACCGCGATGCAATTAGCATGGTGTCAAAACGTGGTTGAGAAAACCAATGGCAATATTCTTATTTTAACGCCGCTCGCTGTGGGGCCGCAAACAGTCAAAGAGGCGCGTAAGTTTGGAATGTCTGCCGAGCGTTCGCGTGATGGAAGCGTTGCCGGAAAAATCACGGTTACGAATTACGAAAAGCTACACCTTTTTAATCCGCTCGATTTTGCGGGCGTTGCCTGCGACGAATCCAGTATCATAAAGCACGCGACTGGCGCGACGCAAAAAGAGGTAACGCGCTTTATGTGTAAGCTGCCGTATCGCTCGCTATGGACGGCGACCGCAGCGCCAAATGACTTCACTGAGCTTGGAACATCGTCTGAGGCTTTGGGTAATCTTAATAATTCCGAAATGCTGACGCGCTTCTTTAAGCAAATGGATCAAAAGACAACCGACCAATACGAAAAGAAAATTGGCAACCTTGAAAAGCAGGCGAATCACTTTGGCAAAATCTCGTTTCGAGTATCGCAAGCTATTAACGGATGGAGATTGAAGGGACACGCACACGATCATTTCTGGCGATGGGTATGTTCTTGGGCGCGAGCGTGCCGCAAGCCGTCTGACCTTGGCTTTTCTGATAGCGGATATGACCTTCCGTCGCTGATTGAGCGCGAGCATATTGTAAAGCCGACAACGCCGCCGGATGGAATGTTATTTACGATGCCAGCCTTTGGACTAGCCGAGGAACGCGATGAGCGCCGACGCACGCTAAAAGAACGCTGCCAACTTTCCGCCGATTTAGTGGCTCACGATAAGCCCGCCGTTATTTGGTGTCACATGAATAATGAGGGCGATATGCTAGAAAAGATTATTCCAAACTCTGTGCAAGTTAAGGGCGGAATGGAGGATGACGAAAAGGAGGCCGCTTACGAAGCGTTTGCATCGCAGGAAAAGCGCGTGCTGATTATTAAGCCGAAAATCGGCGCGTGGGGATTGAATTGGCAATTCTGCAATCACGTTGTCACTTTTGCCTCTCACTCTTATGAGCAATACTATCAGGCAATTCGCCGCTGCTGGCGCTTCGGTCAAAATCAGCCCGTGACGGTGGACATTATCGCCAGCGAAGGAGAACAGCGCGTGCGTGACAATATGACGAGAAAAGCAGCGCAAGCTGACAAGATGTTTGAGGAACTCGTAAAGCACATGAGCAACTCAATAAAGATGGAGCGGAAAACAAAATCCATTTCCGCCGCATTGCCAAGCTGGATTTAACTTAGACAAAACAACACCAAAAACACCATGAAAGAAAACCAAACGATAACACCTAAATACGCGCTCTATAACGGAGACTGCGTGGAAGTAATGAAGCAACTGCCGGAGGGAATAATTGACCTTTCGTTGTATTCTCCGCCGTTTGCCGGGCTATACCAATACAGTAGCGACGACAAAGACCTCAGCAACTGTATTAACCGCGATGAGTTTTACGAGCACTATGAGTTTGTGATTAAGGAGCTTCACCGACTCACGAAGCCGGGACGAATGAGCGCCGTGCATTGCATGGATATTCCCACTGGAAACAGCGGAAACGACGCGCTTGTTGATTTTCCCGGAGATGTGATTCGACTTCACGAAAAAAACGGATTCCGATTTACGCACCGTTATTTTATCTGGAAGGAGCCGCTAACCGTTCGCAATCGGACAATGATGAAGTCGCTCGCACATCGCCAATGCTGCGAAGATTCAACGCGCTGCTCAATGGCTAACGCCGATCAGCTTCTTATTTTCCGCAGAAGCGGAGAAAATCAAAAGCCCGTTGAACATCTTACGGGACTTGAACGATATGCCGGAGAAGAACAAATGCCCGCCGAGTTGCTTCACCTTCGCAACATGGAGGGTGACCAAAAGAAAAACCGCTTCAGTCATTGGATATGGCGCAGATACGCGGACGCATTTTGGGATGACATACGAATTGACAACGTGCTTCCGCATCGTGAGGCGAAAGAGAACGACGATGAGCGCCATTGTCACCCGCTGCAACTTGACGTGATTGAGCGCGCTTGCGTTCTTTGGAGTAATCCCGGCGAAGTTGTCTTTACTCCATTCATGGGAGTTGGAAGCGAGGTTTTTGGGGCCGTTCTAAATGGGCGGAAGGGAATGGGCGTAGAGCTAAAGCAAGCATACTACGAACAAGCGGTCAAAAATCTAGCCGAAGTAAAAAACCACGTTGAGCAAGAACTAATCGAAGTATAAAAACCTATGGACACACTATTCACCATCGAACCAACGAAACCGACGAAGCTACAAGCCGCGAGGCGTGCGCTTGCGGATGCGGAGGAAGCACTTAAGGGCGCTCAATGGCTATACAACGACCTAGAGGAACTTGTTCCGTATGATCGCGCAGTTGAACGGTGCGCGGAGATTGTAAAGCAAGAGGAATCCGCCGAGTTGAACAATTCCAAGAAAAACATTTGATAGACTTTAGCTTTTTAGCGTAAGACTTAAAACGTATGAACAAAACACCCGAACAACTAAACGCAGACACCCTATTCGCCTTTCAGATGGCGCAGAAGGGGCATGGACAATTTGAGTGGAAATCCATCAAAGGAGATTGGCTGAAAACGCATAATGTATCCAGCGGACTTCCCCACCGAATCTACCACGACATCCCCGAAGGCTGGACTCGTCACGACGGCGAGGACTGGAAGGGCGACAAGGATGCGGTGATTGAGTCGGTAATGTTCTGCAACGGAGCGATAGACACGATTAGTCCACAAAGGGCGGAATACTGGATAGAACCGCCGTCGCATAATAGCTTCACAACGGAAAAGACGGAGCTACGAATCTACGCCTACAAGCTCGCCAAGCCCGCAATCTCGAAGAAGGTTGTGCCGTGGACGTTTGCGGAACTTGTCAATCTCACCATCGGAGTCAAGGGGAAGCGAAATGGCGCGGCGTTTCGTTGCTTGCTTTATCCCGATGGAGCTTATTTAGAGCCAACAGTTTGGCGCACACTAGAAGGCTTCATGGTAACCTACGAAGCACTCGCAGCCGACTATCTCCAACTCAGCGGCGAAATCTGCGGAACGGAGGAAGTATGAACTCTCTCACCGCCCAACTCTCCGCCAGCCAGCAACGGGAAGCAGAACTTAGGGAGTTGATAAAGGTTCTCGAATGTCCCAACTGCAAAGGCGTTGGATGGTATATGCAATATGTTCGCGATGCAGAAGAACTGGAAAAAGTCGAGTGCCTTATATGCGCTGACATCGCCGCCCTCTCCGAATCCACCGGCTCAGACTTCGTGCGGACGGAGGAAAGGGATGAGCTTGTCGAGCGGTTTAGAAAAGAAATAAAACAGCGACAAGAAACACAAAAGGCAAACGCTTTGATTGATGCGGAAATTCTCGCTACACGAACTGCCCAACGCGACACCGCCCTCGCCAAGCTCGCCAAGTGTCGGGAGGCGTTAAAGGCAGTTGTCGAGAATCCACCGTGTAGCGATCCCGATTGCTGTGAATCCGCTATCTCCTGCGAAGGTGCGCGGAAGCTCGCAATCATAACCCTAGAAGAAACCAAATGATAGAAACGCCCGAACAACTCCGCCGTGAAATCGCCTATCGAGTTGATGAGCGAATCGGCATAATGACGCTAGGTGCGCTGCCGTCTAAGTCGGTTGTCGAGTTTGCGGAGAACGAAGCGCGCGAGTGGGCGCGGCGGTGTTATCCTGAGCTTTACCGCGTGCTTTGAAAGTGCATTGCATCGCGCCCCCAAAACGCGCCCGCTGATAGCCATCCTTCACGTGCGAAACACTCCATGACCGCAAAGGGCATCCTTGCCGAAACTGGCCAAGATGTAAGATTGCCGTTTGTGTCGGCGCAGAGGTCAATCGCCGCGCCCCTTGCGTGTAGCGACGGGAGACTCCCGCCGCGCATGGGGCGGTTATTGTAGCATCCGTCATAGACAATCGGCTGGAACCCTTCAATCTCTGAAACCTTGATAAGAACGCGCTCCAAAGACTCCGCGACACGCCGATTACAGCGAATGGTTTTCACCTTCACGCCCTCGTAAGTCATCCATTCCGGCGCAGGCAAGCTGACAAGCTGCGATTCGTCGCCAGCCTCGCCAAAGAAAGCCGTCAAACTGCGCTGGTCGCTTTCCGGCCAAGGATTCGGCACGGGCATGAGCGAGCGCAAATAAGACTGACACGCCGCGATAGACTTTGGCCCCCAAAAGCCGTCCGGCTCGGCGTCAATCTTTCGCTGAATGTCTTGGATTTCCTCGCGTGTCATTTTGAGTATCCGCGAATGTCGTTTTCGAGCTTATCGCCGTCAACGCCTAGAACTATCGCCTTGCCGTCATAAGAAAGCGTAGCACCGTGATAGGTGACGCCAGCGCGGTATTTGATAGCGGAGCAGCTTGTGAGGTAAAAACACGCGAGGATTGCGAAAACGGCGAAGATAAAAGCCGAGGCGATGCGGCGAGGGTCGTTAAGAAATGGGTTCATTTTGGCTGTTTGATTGCATCACGGGCAACAACAAAGCCGCCGCCGATTGCTGCTGTTTCGAGAATCTGCCCGACAAGGTAAATCCAAGCTGGCCCGCCTTGGTAGGTTTGCAGGAACTTGCCTAGTGCGTAAGCGACTGCTGCAATGGTTGTTTTGTAGTTGTTCATGGTTTTATGGTTTCTTTGAAAGGGCATGGCTTGCCGGGACACATTCTGTAAGCCATTAGCATACCGTGGTTCTCTCCAGCTTGCGCCCGCACTGACTCGATTGCACTTCGCAGCTCCTTACGGTCTGACTCGCATTGCTCGCTGCGATGCCAAAGGATTTTCGCCAAAAAGCACAATGCACCAGTCACGGAACTTACGGCAACGAGTAGAGCGTTTTCAAGTGTCATGGAAACAGTGCGAGGATTTGAGCCTTCACTTCCTCCATGCGCTTTACCGTTATGTCTGGCGGTGGAGCGGTGACGCTGTTCACTAACACGGTGGCGCGGTCAAACATTCCGCGTTTGATGAGTTCCGTTAGTCCCGTGAACAGCGGGGCCATTAAACCGCCCGCAATGTCGGAAAACTCGTCAATGTAAATGGTTTCTAGTCCGGCCAATACTGTTTTGCGAACCTTGATTTCAGCGGTGCGTTGTTCCTTGCTCATATTATTTTATAATGCTGGCGTAAATCATTTGCCCCACGTTAAACTCAGCATCTTGTGGCAACCCAAGGGAATCCGCTGCGGCGTAAAAAATCACAGTCACGGTGTTTGTTCCAGCTACGGCACTCATCAACAACGCCGTGCCTTGGCTAGCTGATTCTGGAAAGCTAACCGTTGGTATGTCACCTACTGCCGCGCCTGTCACTGTGATAACCAAAGGACTACTAATGCCCGTAATTGTGCCTAATGTGCTCCCGTCTGCGCTGCCACTGAACTTACGAAGCGTAGAAAACCCGCCCGATGCGTTTGGGGCGATGCCAAGTGCCGTCAGCACGCCCGCGCCCGTGGTCGTCGTGGACGGCGCAACGCCAGCCCCGCCGCCGATCATGAGCGCGTTCGCTGCGAGCAAGCCCGATGAGGCGATTGTGCCCGTTGCTGTGAAAGCCAATATGCCGCCGCTGGTGCCCGCTGTCAGTCCCGTGCCGCCCTTGGCAACGGTTAATGCCGATGTCAGCGCAGAGGCTAGGTTTGCGCCGGACGGAGTCGCTAGGAAGGTTGCAACATTCGTGCCGAGGTTTGCGGTGGAAAGCAACGTGCCGGATGCGGGAAGAGTGACAGATGACCCAGCCGAAGCGCCAGTAATAGTTATCCCGAAACCGTTTCCGCCATCAAAAAGATGCACGTCTCCAGTGATTTCAAAATTATATCCCAGTAAATTTAATTGCCCCGAAGATGCAAAGTTTACGTCTGACCCTGCATCTAGTGTCAGTATTCCAGTGCCCGCCGTGATGGTGTTGCCGTTAATCGTCGTGAACGTGCCCGCCGCTGGCGTTGTGCCGCCGATTGCGCCGGGACTCGGAAAGCTAGTCACGTTCGCACTTCCGTTAAAGTTGCTCCCGCCAATCGTGCGCGTGGTTTGCAGCGTGGTCGCCGTTCCAGCATTTCCGCTCACGCTGGTTTGATCGCCCGTATTTGTTCCGCTAACGCTGGCAGTATTTGCAACGGTTAGCGTATAAGTTCCTGTCGAGATTGTTCCTGTTCCAGTGACGGTTGGCCCCCACTGAACGGCGTAATCACTATTGCTGATTTTGTTCAGAACTTGCCCCGTAGTTCCTCCGGCTGGAATAACGCTTGCCGCGATGCCGCCAACATTGACCGTCCAGACGGCATACGTGCCGCTTCCCGTCTTTCCTTGCACGTCCACTACCATTGCGCCCGTGCCGCTGTTGTAGCTAGTTACGGTTGCGTGCATATGATTATTTGAATCGTATGCTATGGTAATATCCTGCTGAGTCGTATATGCCAACCCCGTGCCGACTGTTAGGCTTTTTGAGCCATTGCCGATAGTCAGCGAAGTTGTAGAGCTTGTGAGGTATCTATCGCCCTGCGCTGATAGCGTTGTCCCGCTCATGCTGAGATTCGTTCCTAGCGATATTGAAACGGGCAATCCGGTTCCGCCGCTGCTCGCTTGCCCGAGTAGCTTTGAGGCGGTTAGGTTAAGACCTTGATTTGTGACGGCCTGTAGTTTTTCCGCCGCGCTCAGGCTTTGGGATATGTCATACCTAACCGCCCCCGAAACGGAAAGCGTAGTGAGTGAACCAGCGTTTATGATGTCTGCGGGAACTGTAACGGGAATCGAGAGAATTGTTTTAACTTCGCCACTTGTGCGAGTGCGGACAACGGACAACGTGAGCGCGAGCGAATCCACGCCCGCCGCCCAAAACATCTTCGCCATGTTCACCGTGTTTAGTGAAATCGTGCCGGATGCGCCGAATGGTGCGAGCAATGAAACATTCGTTGCCGCCAAGCTAGGATCAGATGGCCCCGCGAGGTTGCCGATAAACTCCACAAGATACGCCGCGCCCGATGTCGAGACGGTGAAGTTATCCGCTGCGCTGGCGTTATTGTAGCGCAACTGAGGATGCCGCCCTATCACCGTAGAAAGCTCGCCAATGCTCGCCACGGGCGAAACTGAGCCGCACACCGCCGTAACGCTGTTCACCGTCGCGGAGAGGCTATAAAGCCCGCCATACGTGCCAGCGGCGAACGCGATGCGAATGATTTTATTTAGCGATGAACTTGCGGCTTGTTCAGTGGATACCGTGACGCTCGCTGTTGGTAGCGCCGTCGAAGGCGTAGCGTAGGCGGCGGGCTGTTGAACTAGCGCGATAATCTGCTGCCCCTTTGTCGAGACCGTCCCTTGCGCGATAACCGTGACAACCGCCGAGCAAACAGGAATCAGATTTGTTGCCGTCGCTGCGATTGTCGGAAGCACGCCATTTGTTGCGCCGTCCACTTGATAAACGCCATCGCTCAAAAACGTGACCGTCACGGCGGGATTTCCGCCCGCAACGCTTGCGAGGCTTAAGGGCGTTTGCAAATCCGCCGCGCTAACGTCAAAGTCCAACGCCGTCAAATCGGTTGTCACTCCGTCAATTTCTAAGGCGAATGTGCCTGCTGTTGGCGCTTCGTCCGCGCTTCCAATGCTTACTTGATACGTGTCGCCCGCCGTGTAATCTACGTCAAAGCTGCGAGTGTCGGTTGCCGATGGAACGACGGGCTGCAACGTGATTGCAACGCTGGCGTCGTTGCGCGTGAAGTTAGGAAAAGGAGCGATGCCACCGTCTAGTATGCTGGCGATTAAACCGCGCTGTTGCGGGTCTGATGTGTTAATTAGGAGATCGAGTGCCATCGCTTAAGGTCTTATAGTTAGGTGATTCTTCAATGTCAATTCAACTTTGTTAGCTTGTAAGTCCGCAACCATACCAAGGCACAAGGCAAGGGTAATCCTTGATTTCTTCATAGTTTCCCGCTGCGTATCCCCTCACTATACTTTCCTTTAAGTGAGTTGTTGTAGGACAGCGCAGCGTGTAGCTAGTCCCGTCAAATGTTGCGTCTGGAATCATATCGCCCGTTGTTGCTTCCCAGTATGCTATAAGTTGCTGCCACTTAAAAAGTTCATCCGTGGTTAAATATGTAGGTGTTGGGTAATTTGTCTGATACGGGTTATTTATAAGCCCAGATGACTGAAACATATACGGCCCATTTCCAGCAGGGTCTAAATTCATCTTCCCGTTTGTTTCAAAGTAAGTAACAAGCCAAATCTCATCAGAGGGTTGTGTCATCGGGAACTCTTCTGAAAAATCAGCCACTTCAACCCTGTCATTCCATCGCAACTCTGAAAAATAATTATGCTTGCTCTGCCCGCCCATCAAGCAAGAGTATTCATTTATTTTGAGCTTAACATTGTCCGGCTTATTGCTTGTTATATAGCATTGCCAAGGGTGCATCCTGTTGCCGTTGAACGCGGCGGGAACGCCCATCTTCGCAAGGCTCAAATCAAGAACGATGTTTTCCTCTGACTCCATCACCTTGCCGCTTCCTGAGTTTTGCGGCATGACTACTTTCCACGGGCGGTTTGCGCGGTCAATAATCCGCTGTCCGAACTTCTTAGAAAGAAATCCCTGAGCAAATGCGTTCTCTCCCATTGGCGGCAGCTTTTCCATTAGGTTGTAAATGTTGCGGAATTTACATAGACGGTTCGCCGTTCGTAAAAGTAGCCGCGATAAAGTTTAATAGCCGAGTCTTCCGCAACGAAGAACGTTCCCGTAGCTGGCGTTCCGATGTATAGAAGCGTCCCGAAAACAGAGAATACTTTTGGAGCGCGAATCACGGTTTGCATTTGCAGGCTGTATTCATAAACCACATTTGCGTTCACTACTAGCGGAAGCTCCGCAACCGTTGGCTCTGGCGGTGGAGTTGTCCAAGAATACGTGCCGGAAGTTGAAACGAACTGGAAAGGGTAGGTGATTGTGCTTTGCTCCGTCCGCTTCACGGGAAGGCTCGCATACGTGCGCGTAAATTCCAAGATGCCGCAACCTACGTCGCTTGTTTCGCTCTCTTCTACAAGATAAGCAGTCCCTCGCGCCGTGCTGATTGTGGTGATCTGTTCATGGCTTGTGATTGGCGGCGTATTAAATCCCGCAAGTGAGTTTTGCAAGGGCACGTAGTTTGCCGCGTATTGCTTAAACTTCGCCTTGTATTCAAACGTCTGCGTGTCGCCTTGCGATTGAAACGGAAGCGACCACGTAGCGGGGCCGTCTTGCGTTGCAACCGTCCAGTCGCCGTCTCTGATTTGATTTGGAACACTCATGGTGCGTTCATTATTTTTCCTGCAATAAAGTTCTCCGCTTGGAAGTTATTCACTTTGTTGATTGCGTCTTTTCCTGCATCCAAAAGGCGCTTTTCGTTTCTATCCGCAAATTCCTGACGCGCTTTTTCGTCCGCCTTGCTTTTGCGATTAGTTGAATCTGTGCGGCCTAATAGCTCATCGTCTGTTTTGAATCTTCCTTCCTTTTCATTAAAAAGCGAAGGGTCGTCTTTGCGTTTTGATTTCCTAATGGCGTCGGCCCTAGCTTTAATGTCTTTATCCCTAGCGTTTGCAGTTCTTTCGGCCAGCCCTTGCGCCTGCTGTTCCTTCACTTCCTGCGCCCTCTGCTGTGGATTTTTGCGGATGTCTGCCGCCCGAACGCCTAGCTCTGCCGCCGCTTGTTGCCTTGCTAGCTCTCTGGCTTTATTATCATTTCCTTGGCGTATCGCATCGGCAATCTGTAATTCAAACTGTGCCCGGACTTGCGCCAAAGCCGCCAGCTTTTGATTGCCTGCCGCCTGCGCGTTAATCTGCGCTGTGATTAGCCTTTGCTGCTCTAGGTCTTTGCCGTTTAGATAGTAGAAATTCTGCTTTGCGAGAAACTGCTCATTCAGCGCCTTGCCTAAATCTGCCGCCGTCGCTTCTAGTCCCTGCTTTTCGGCTTCCTTGAGTTGCGCGTCTATTGCGTTTCCCGTCGCTTTGATGATTGCATACTGAGACCCTAGCGTCACGTCACGCTTGGCAATAATGTTTGAAAGGTTGGTTTCCGTTTTCTCCTGCACCTCAGACACGGAGAGGATTTTCTTTTTCGCCTCCGCCTCCGCGTTGATTTTAGCAGAGCCTAGTGAAAACATCCCCTCTTTGCCGACACTTAGCTTCCCGCCGGGGCCAGATAAATTAGCCTTTAGGTCTGATATTTTCTGCAGCCTCTCCGTCTCTACGTCAAGCATAGAAAGCCGCGCACTGGCGCCTGCTGTTGTGTCACTAACTGCGTCCTTCTCTTTCTTGGCCTGCTCCTCAAACGCAACCGCGTTTTGCTTGCGCGCCTCCGTTATTGCGTTAATCGTCCTATTGTCGTTCTGATTGTATAAAAAATTTAGCTTTGCGAGTTCCTTTTGAGTCTCGGCATACTTAACGTCTTTCGCAATCATTGCGTCCGTTGTGTGAGCCGCGTGCTTTTGTTCCGCAGAAAATGCCTTATATGCCTGTGTTTGATCGGTTATGTTTGTAGCTACGATTTGCCCAACCGCAGCAATCGCTCCAAGTCTTCCGGGCATCCTAGAGAAAACGTCTATGGTATTTCCGGCAACCGCTCCGAACTTAGCCATATTATCAGCAGCGCCTCCGAAATTATTGAAAGCCGCACGCTCGTCCAGTTGCTTCATCGCGTTCGCCGCCACGCCGCCGCCGCTAGCTATTTGACCCAGCGCCGATACAACGTGATCGAAAACCTGAATGTTTTTCAGCGCATTTGTGGACTTCCCGACCTTCTCAATCCCGCTCGCCGCCTTACTCCCGCTTTTCTCCACGGCATCTAGGCGCGATGTGAGCTTGGCAATGCCAGCTTCAAACGCTGACAAATCCACGCCCGCCGTCGCTAGTATGTCGTTTTTTCCGGCCATCTTAGTTGTTAGGTTTCTGCATTGAAAAAGAGTAAGTGCCGTCTCGATTGCGTGACGGCTGGCTGACTAGAAGATAGCCTTGCTTTCGCTTGCGGTTAATCTCGCGCACAACGTTCTTTTCCGGCTTCGTGATTGTTTCGAGCGCATCGCCCCATTTGCTCGCAATCTCGTCACTTCTGCGATTGACTACCACGCACCCGCGAGAACGATCTGCCGCTTTGATTAGCTGATAAATCACGTTCAGCGGCGAATCTAAAACGCGCTCCAATGTCCATTCGCCGGACGGATAGCTTTCATTTAGGCTGTGATACAAGCCCGCAGTTGGCGAGTAATACGGCTTGCACGTTGATCCCGTAGGAGCATCGAGAAACGCCGCGTCAAGAAATGCGTCAATGCCCTCCAATGCTGCCACAACGTCCAAGGTCGCGTTTGTTTCAATGAAGGCGTCTCGCCCCTCCTGCACGGCATCAAACGGAAATAAAGGCGAAACAAACCAAAGGAATTGCAGCACCGCCGAGTCTGTAATCTTTCCGCCACAAACGAACGGCGAATCATACGCGCGCAACCACTCGAAACGGCGAAGCGTCAAAGGCATACAAACGATGCCGCCGATTAACTCAGGAAGCCCCAAAAGAGCCTTGGAGCGGTCGCGCCTTTCGCTCGCTATCGCGTCATCAAAGCCGTGGATGCAAGATTGACCTGCCACATTATTAAACCGTGGTGAAACTTGTGCCGCTCTCTGCTGTGACGTTCACAACGCGGATTCCGCCGGGAGTGTTGTCCTCTTCCTGCGGGACTACGGTAACAGCGAAAGTTACGGCGCTAGTCTCGTTCGGAGGTGTATCAGTGAAGGTCGCGCCCGGAGCCGGAAACGCTGTCGAGCCGCTTGCAAGCTGTAATTCAGCCTGCCAAGTATAGCGCCCTTTAGTCCAATGCTTGCGGTTAGGCAATCCGGTCGCCGTGAAATCTTCCGTGGACGACCAGTTGGGCGTGATCGTCTTTTTATTGACGATGTAGGTAACAGCGTTGATTGTGATAGTGGTCGTCCCGTAAGCGGGAGTTCCATCGAGAATTTGATTAGGGACTGGCATGATTTTGAGTGGTTAGGTTTAGAGATTCGTCGGCCAAGCGTTAGGGTTAATAGAGAAATATATTGCAAATGTCAACGTAGAAGTGTCGAGGTTCATTTCATCGTCAAAGCTAGTGTCAGAGCTAGCTTCGCGAACATCCATAACTAGCAATGGTGAGTTCTGCTTAGTCCATTCCTGCGTGATGTAGTAAAGCTGCATACGCGCCCGCGCCTGCCCGACTAGCTTTGCGTGTGCATCGCTCTTTGCCTCGCTTGTGCGATTCGTGACAACCTTCACCTCAATCGTGCCGTCGTATGCGTCATAAATCCAGCGCACTCGGTCAACGGCTAGCTTGGCGTGATTCTGTGTCTGCCCCGTTGTGGCTTTGATTTCTAGGCGCGGAGATTGCGCCGAGTCCACCATGCGCGAAAGATAAACGTGAGGCGTGGCAGTTTTTAGAATCCCGCAAAAGGCAGATTCTAGGTTGTTTTCAAACTGGAAAATTTCATCGGTGCTCATATCGTCATATAATACTCAAATCATACTTTAGATAAATCATACTTACCTGACTTTGTGAAGTTATCAATCGCCCAAAGCGGCTGCAAGTTAGTGTAGTGAAAACACTTAATCGCATCGGCTTTTATGGACAAGTTAAATAGCCTGCATGGCTTTATATGGTCAACGTGCCACTCTCCATAATTTTCCCAAGACATACCTTCGGCGAACTTGGATTCCAAATGATTCCTCAGTTCTTCTATTGAACATCCAAATATCTCCCTTGTTTTGTATTCTCTGTTTCCTTTTGAACTTTTAACCGCCGCGCAAAGCCGCCCGCGCATATTTGTCAATAGGCGAAAACACGGGTCTCTGTCTCTTCGGCGCTTCATGTATAGCCTATTCCTGCGTCGTTTCTTCTCTTCTGAAAGGTTACAATTTTGATCAACTTGTTTTCTAAATTCTGGACAACTCTTAATCCGTTCACAAATAGCAGCCATTCTATCATGGTTATTTTTTATTTTGTGAAAATCTGGAATCTTCGTCATCATTTATTTGTGACCGCGTATAGGATTACTTTCAACCTTTTATTCACGTTGCGTCTAAATTGCCGCTCATGCTTTTTCTGCGCGTCGGCAATTATTTGTTCGCCCGTGAATTTCTTGTAGCGTGAAGGTATGGCCAAAAACGGATTGAACATCGCCACGGAAAACGTGCGCTTTCCGCCGCGTATTTGACCGTAGGCGCGAGGCGGTGCTTTTATCGGGTCTCGTCGTGACGTAGCGTTTTTGACCTGCTGGCTTTCTGGAATCTGCAAGCCGAGCGAACGCGCAAGCTGTCCCCACGATGCGCGGTAAAGGAAGCGAGCAGGAGCACGGCCTGCCAGAAATTGCGCCTTTGTCTTTCCGCGCCCGCCTTGCTCTTTCCATCGCTGAAACTGGTTTCCTTTTTTCTGGATTTGATTTGAGCGAATCACAGAAAAGTCACGGACGGGAGTAATCCGCGAAGCCGTCGCCAGCGTCTTTTTCGTGTAGTCCATCACGTCCGGCTTAAACTGTATTGCCGCAACTTGCTTCATCGCTTCCAGCTTTTTCCGAAGCGTCGAAACATCTACGCGGAATCCAGTCTTTTTCATTGTTTGAGGTTGGCGCGGAGTTCAACGCTGCCGTCTCGATTGTCTCGCGTGATTGCGATGACTTGAAACGCGCTGTCGTTATGGGCGAACACCGATTTAAGCTCAATCTCGCTAGCCGTGAAATCAGTCGCCAGCATTTGAAAAGTAGCGGGCATCTGCTCTTCATAATTCGCGCTAGCCATGCGCTTCGTGTATTCAATCGGCGGAGCAATGCACGAATAGCTTTTCCCATTGAATGTAAGCGTGTCGCCATACATAGACGAGCTGAGCATGGCGTTAAACGCCCGCAAAGATGCTGCCTTGAAATCCAAGGCCATAGCCTTACGGCTTCACGCCGCCTACAAGTGGCGAGAATTTCATTACGGTCGTGCTCGTCATGTTGCCGAGGATAATGACCGTTGAACCGCTCGCAATGTCGGCATAGGTTTCAGTCGCGCCGCCCGGCGTGTTGCTGAGATAAACAGTAATTCCCGCCGCGCTAGCTGTGAAGCCAGTTGTCAACGCCGTGTCTGTCGGCACGTATGGCACGGGTTGCCCCGTCGCTACGTCAGCGAGCGCGATGCCCGTGATAGTATTCGCGGGAGTCGCGCCGTTACTGTCCGCGAGTCCCGCCGTTCCTGCGGCTAGAGTGTAGATATATTGTCCGCGAGTGATTGCGGTTGCTGCTGTCAAAACAGCAATAGTGCCGTTTGAAGATTTTAGGACGTTAGCTGCTGTTACTGCGAGGTCTGCCATATGAGTATGTGGTTAGGAGTTGTTAGGAATAGTCGCACCATAAGAGTAATCGCCTATATGTTGCAAGCATATAGTTTGATCCACCAATACTTTTCCGCCTAACTTGCGCCAGTTGTCGCAAAACCACCAGTCCTCGCTTCGCCATTCTCCGTCATTGTCGCACCCTTCATGCCAGAATTGCCACTCTGGACGCCCGTGATTGTGATACTCCGGCACTAGCGGCTTCATCTTCTCAAAAACGCTGCGGTGCACGCGCATAAAGCCACGGCCTGCGCGTTTGACCTCCACAAGCGTCTCGTCGCCGCCGAACGGGTTTTCATCGGTCAACGTGGCGACACACCATTGCAGAGGAAGTGCCTTCTTGGGATAGAGACCATACACCAAAGGAACATCGTGAGACAATAGTTTGTCCACGTCTTCGCGGGTAAAATGTATGTCCATATCTATCACCAACATGGAGTTGCAATCCGTGGAAAGAAAGGTTGCTGTGATCATGTTCATCGCGCGGGTTGGATATGGACTTCCCATTCTTGATATTGCCAGCCCCCTTCCGGTTAGCGCAATTAAAGCATCGTAGCAATACTGCGATTTAACGAGGCCAGTTCCGTTATCTATGAGCGGACAAAAAATACTAGGTTTCATGATGTTTTAAAAGTCCTGCGCTAATTTTAGCCCTGTGTGATTCAGTTAGTGTCCTTCCTCTTTGAGCGTTTCTAATTCTTTCGATCTGTTCTGGTGTTCGCTTTTGTCCAGTTAAAGAAACTCGGCGCTTTAATTTACTTTCCTCTGAGTGCTTTCTTCCCAGTTGAGACCTAGCCATTTTTGCCCTTGTTTCGTCGGAAATCTTTCGGCCTGCATTAACTTGTCGCAATTTCTCTTTCAACCAATCAGGACAAGGATGCCCTTTTCTTCCAATCAGCGGAGCTATTCTTTTTGCAACAAGTTCCGCACTCTGTTTTTTTCCTAAATTCGCAAGCCTTAGCTTTCTTTTACATTCTTCGCTCCTAGGTATTCCTATTTTCGATTTACTGACTTTTTCTTTAGACTCGTCGCTCATTCTTTTTCCGGCATTTCCTCCGCTGTCTAAGTTTGTCAGCGGGCATCCTATAAATCGCAAGTAAGAAATCCACCACCGCTCAGATTCCTGCCAAAGAGAATCATCCTCGTCAAAAAAGGACTCCAGAACTTCCATTATCGGCTTAAGTCCATTTCGCTTGAGTCCGTTTATCCATGCCGACTTGTGCGTTTTTTCATCGTCACAGATATGCCCATAAAGCCTAGAGCGCATATTGACAGTCTTTCCTACATAACGAATCTCATTCGTTCGCGGGTCGCTTAGTGCGTAGATGAAAACGTCCATCCTAGAGCTTGTCGAAAAGCCTGCGGAAATCCGCCGCAGTGTAATCTCCGCTTGTGTTCTCGCCTTTGACTAAGTGCGTGCGAAGAAAGCGAACCTCATGCGCGTCTAGAACCTTTAGCGCAACGATTTCGCCCGTGCGAATGTCTTTGTATTTGCCGCTGTATCCAGAGAACGAATCATCGGTTTTTGCAACCTTTGTGAGCGCCTTGCCTTTGAGCGTGTCTAGTTCTGATTCCTGTTTAGCAATCTGCCGTTTAAGTGCGTCAACTTGCCTGTCGTTTGATGGTGTTTCTTTTGCCATAGGTGCAGACTAGCTATTGCAGGATGCGGTTATTGGCAAGCAATTTTCGCCGCGCCCATCCCTCGCGCTTTGCTTGTGACATTTTCGCCCGCGTCTCCGCGCTGCGCTTTCTTCCTCGCAATGGAGCGTGCGCGGCTTCTATTGCTTCCGCCGTCTGCCGCTTGCCGAGCTTGGCTAGTCGCATCTTATGCCGCGCTTCCGCGCTGATAGGTGCGCGCTCTTTTTTAACCTTAGGCTGTCTGCACTTTGGCGGATGCTCCGCAAGATAACGCTCGCGTGAAATCTTGTTCGACTCGCCTATCTTGCGCCGCGTTTCTTCTGACACTACGCGCCCCACCATCGCCGCTGCGCGCTTTGCTCGCGTCTCCGCTGATTGCTTTTTTCCAAGCTGCGCGAGACGATACTTTTCCCTAACCTCCGGCGTAAAGTTTGCCGCTTTCGATGCCTTCATTTTGGCGACCGCCTCTGGCGACATTTTGCGCCCGATTGCTTTTGCGCGTATAAGGTCTTTCGTGGATTGAGATTTTAAATTTCCGCCCCTTCCCCCTGCGTCTAAATTAGTCAGCGGATGCCCTTGTTTAAATGATTCAGAAATCCAATGGCGCTCTCTGTTCTGCCACTCAATATCGTCTGAGTTTTCTATGATTTCCAGCGGGCGCATTATCGGAATCAGCGACATCTCTTTTAGTTGTCTTATCCATTGGTTTTTATGTGAGTTTTTGCGCTCGCTCAAATGCAGCGCAAGACGCACCTTCATATCGAGGCACTTTCCGATATAGCGCAAGGCGTTCGTTCGCGGGTCGTATAGTCCGTAGATATAAACAGTCACGCCGCACAGTATCAAAACCGTGCGGCGTGTAAAGTTATATCGCTAACTTTAATTGTCAGGACTTAATCACGACCATTGTGTGGCGATAAGGTCTCCCGCGTTGCCGTTCGCAATGTAAGGCGCTTTCGAGGTTTTAGTGCGAACAATGTTCGACTCCGTTTTCTCTTCGCGGTAGGTGTCAACGCCGTAGCCGTCTGCGGGCGTGTAGCTGTCCCAGTAAGCATTAACGCCGCAACCCTGGAGCGTTGCAATGCCGTCTTCCTGCGCGCTGGCGCTGTCGCCGGATGCGCCGACCCATACGTAGGTATTGCCCCAGATGCGGGACATGACCGCCGTCGCGCCGTCTGCCGCGCTGTTATACACGCTGTTGCCGATGAGCACCTTTTTGATGCCGACATCCGCGAAAGCGAGTTGAAGGTTGCTTGTGTTCACTTCGTAGCCTTTGCCGAGCTGACTGACAACGTAGTTAGTCAACAGAGTCGAGCGGCGGATGCGCTTATAGACCTGCGAGCTAAGAACGATGGTGTCAAACACCTCGCCTTTATCTAGTCCGCGCTCAATCGAGTCATACACATCGCGCACGAAGTTAATCGTGGCAATGTTCGCCTCGGTGTAAGCAACGGCGCTGTTGGTGGCGCTGCCGAAGTTGGTTGTGTTCATGATCGCGGCGGCGGTCAGATACTCCGTGGTGATTTCCACGGCTTCTGCGGCCTGCGCTGCCATGAGGGATTCAACGCTGAGATAATCGGCGTAATCCATTTCAACTTCGTCGGGCACTTGAATCTCGCGCTTGCGGATCGTAACGGTGAACGAGTCATCGTTAAGAGTTGCCGTCATGCGTTCGACGTTTGCGCCGGGGGCGGTGATGAAGTAATCATCGAGGATTCTGGCGAGCTGCGCGTTTGCAATTTTGGCTTTCACCAAATGCACGGTGCGCTTGTTCACTGGCAGAGGCGGGAGAATCTGCGAATGAATGTTGAGCTTGTTAATCCCGCGTCCTTCACGAATGACGGATGCGAGTTCCTGCCGAGGGCGGGCTGTTGAGTTAGTATATGCTGGCATTGTATTATTTAGTTAGTAATTAAGCAACGTAGCCGAGTTCCACCACGCCGAGAGTATCGGTCGAAGGAGCTTGCAGCCATTTTCCGATTAGCACGGCGTTAGTTGATGTTGCGGACGCTTTGCCGGATGCTGCGGAGTAAGCCGCTGCGCCGACGGTGCAGTTTGCGGAAGCGAGCACTGGCACGCTGCCGCCGCTGCCGATAGGAGCCGCGAGGCCCGTGCCGGAAGCCGGAATGTCTTGAAGTGCGACGTAATCGCCGCAAATGCTAAGTCCCGCAACGCTAACGAGACCGTTAGTGTTAAGCAGGAGACGAGCACCGCGAGAGATAGCAACGGCGGTTGCCGTTACCGTCTTCTGGATTTTGATGTTAGTTGTAGCTGTGTTTGTAGTAGCCATGATGAGTTAGGTATTAGAGCTTTCCTGCTTTGCGAGCAGAGTTGTAGATTTCGGGTTTGTCTTTGGCCAAGCGGAAGATTGCCGTGGAGCGATCTTTAGCGCCTGCTGAGATTTGAGCGGCGATAGCCTCTTCGACTTCATCCTTAGCGTCCTTCGCGGCTGGAAGCGTGAACTTCCCAGCGCCAAGAGCGGCGGTGAACTTAGCCTCTGCGAGCACGACGGCTTCACCTTTGGCGGTTTCGAGTTGGCGCTTGATTGCGCGGTTGCAACGTGCGAACGCGGCCATGAGCGCGGGCGCTTTCTCGTCCTCTGGCTTTTTGTCGGCATCGGTGACGCCTGCGGTTGCTTCCATTTCGGCGGTGTCGGGCACGACGGGCGCGTCCGCTGGTTTATTCGCGGCGGTGATTGCGTCTGCAATCATCTTGGCGACTTCGATTTTATCTTCGTCTGTCATTTTGTTTTGTGTTTGTGTTTGTGTTTGTGCTGCGGAAAAAAGAGCCGTAGTCGCTGCGCCACATTCGACTAAATCGGCGGCTTGGAAATCGAGAGGCGTGCTATCCTTGTCGGACGGGTCGTAGGAAAACACGGGCGACAGCATCATGTTCTCAGGGTCGTGCTCTGCGTTCCATAGAGCGGTCTCCTTATACTGGCCCGGCGCTAGGTGAAGGTCTGCAATGGGATTGCCCTCACTGTCTTTGCGAATGTCTTTAAGTTTTCCGACCTTGGCGTGCAGCGCATCGCCGTTGCCCTGCTTGTAATCGTGCGTCCAATGAACCGGAATAGAACGACTGCCAGCATGAGAAAGTAGCGCATCCACAAATGCGGGCGTGATTGTCGCATAGCGCGGCTTTCCATCCGGCCCGCTAAAGCACGCGACCTTGCCTAGTTCTGCAATCTTTACGCCCAAAAGCACATCGCCGTTGATGCTATCTTGCGAAAACGATGCGTGCCTAAGTGATGCTAAAGCTGTTGCCATTTCCGCGCTTATACCTAATCAGATTAGGCAAAGCGAGGGAAGCTAAACGCATTGCGCTTTAACGCGGGAAAGCGCCTTTGCTATCTCCTGCAAACGAAGGCTAGGCTTTAAGACTCCAAGCTCTACCTTTTGCAGATAACTTTGAGAAATTCCAATCTTCGCGGCCATTTCTTTCTGCTGTAATCCAGCGGAAAGTCGGGCGCGTGCTATCGGCGTGCGTCGTGGTGATACTCTCATTTTGCGGGCGTTCCTTCTGCTGGTTTTCCTTCCGTCAAATTATCTGCCGCTGCCGCCTGTTGCGGATTGTCGCTCACTTGCGCTATGTCGGCAATGGTAACGCTTGGCTTATATCCAGCTTTTACAAGTGCGCGGTTTGCATCTTCCACGGCCATCGCCGTTGCAACTGCTTCTTGCATGGACTCGCGCAAAACCACGGGAAACGAGCGCCCGCTGTTCGCCATGATTACAGCCGACTTCGTAGTGATGCCGCTGCGGATTGCTTTGATGTCGCTCGCATCGTCTCGGAAAGCGTCCGCAGTTGGTAGCGTAGTAAAACCCCAATTTCCACGCGCAATGTTTGGCATCGGTGGAAGTTTCTTGCGCTCCACTCCATCCATGATCGTTACGTAGCTGATAACGTCCAAACGCGGGCGATGAATGTCATTGCGGAGCCGCATAATCTCGCGCCCTGCCGCCTCAAATGCGCCACGGAAAGGAGCGCCACCGCTTTGTGCTCCGCTGAATAAAAACTCGTAAGGAAAGCCGACTGCAAGCGAAGCCGATGCGTCCAAGTAGCGCATCCCGTTAATGAACGAATCGCTTGGATGCTCGCCTTTCAACACTTGATAGTTGTCGCCGTTGAACTGGTATTTCACGATAGCTCCGTCTGCCATCGTCTCCACGTATTCAACCGCGCCCTCGCTGCTCACTTGCGTCTCGTAGTCGAGTTCGTTTGGTTGCCCGCTATTATTTGACGCGATAGCCGCAATCTTCGACTGCTGTTGCATCGTGTCTTTTGTGGACTTCAAAATCTGATAGCGCGAGTTCACATCTTCCAGCGCGGATGCGAAGATTGAAACGCCGCGAACGCCGCCCGTGATGTCGTCCTTGAAAAAGATAATGTCCTGAGCTTCTACGCGCTGCGGATTTGTGTAAATCGCGTCAAAACCGCGCTCGTAAATGCGATAAGCGGTAGTATTTGGCCCCTGCAAATATAGGCCGGAAAAATAAACCTCTCCGTCACGAACGTCGCGCACGGGACGAGTGAACTGATAAAGCTCGCCAATGCGATCTGCCGTGATTTCCAGCAAGCGCAAGCGTCCTTCGTCACGATACCATTGAAGCGCCGAGTCTCCGCGTTCCGGCAAGTTCACATCGCTCGCACGCGCAAACGCCTGTTGCATTGAGCAACCGACGCCCATGTGTTTCCATTGCTCCATGCAATACGCGCTCACCGCTTCATCTAGCGCGTGGTCTCCCGTGTCGGGCGCGTAGGTGATTCCGCTGCTGCAATACATCCGGCGTTTGTTAATGTAGTTGCGAGCAAATGACGTGTTCTTAATCGCGTTCTCTCCCTCAAAAGAAAGCCGCACGCGCTGCTGTTGCGCGTAGCTGGAATTGGGATTCGTGCCCGTGCGCGTTGCTGGCGCTTGCACCTTGTTTGGCATCGCTGCATTATATCCAGCAAACTTAGCAACGCCGAGCGCGATGCCTTGGATGCCTGCTTTGATTCGTTCAGAGAGTGCGGGCTTAGTCATTGACGGTAATTGGCGGGCGATTACCCGTGAAGTCTTGATATGTTTTAGACGGCCCAAGTGTGCCGCCACGGATGCCTAGCTCATAGTTTGCTTCCATGAGTAATTCACTCAAGTCCATGTCTCTGATTGAGCTAGATTTTCCAGCTCCACTTAGCGACGTAAATCTTCCATATAGAGCCTCGTCGAAACCGCGATCAAGCAACTGTTGAATCTGGGCGGTTGTAAAGTTGCGAAAAAGTCTGCGCGGGCTAGGCATTTCTAAAATATATAGCAGATACACCTAATGACTAGCAAGCGCAAAGTTAGGCGACGGCGGGCGCGCTTTTACGTTTTTACCGCCCCAGCGTATGAGATAACCAGCCCACACCAATAGGCCGAAACAATACTGTTGTCCGTCACTGAGTTAGCTTTTACGCCGATTGGCGCGAAATAGCTAGCGGAAAATGTCCGTGCTTCATGGCGAGCGTCAACGCCATTACCTCGCAGTCCCAAAAGTGATCCTTTCGCACGCGCTTCCACACGCGCGGCTTAGGCTTATTCGTCTTTTTGTCAGTCTCCACAAGCGGGATGAACGCTGGCATATTGGCGACGTAAATCTCCGGCATATCGGACGCAATGCCGAAGTAGCGCCCGCTAGAGCCGCCGACAAGCGCGGATAAATAGCCATAGAGCGTGTTATTGTCTCCGACGATGCAATACGCCCAGCCGGGAGGCAATGCGCCCTTGGCAACGCCGCGCAACCTGTCCGGCTGTTTCTCGCCAACGACGCCGCTTTCCGGCTTTGGCACTGAGTAAGGCATAGGATGCGAGACTTGCTTGCCGTCAATCGTCGCAACGTGAAATTGCTCTAGGTCGCTTCCACGATAGGCATACCATCCATATTTAGAGCACTCACGAAACACTAGCCTGTTCTCGTGGCCTGAGTCCACTATGACGCACGTTCCTTTTCCCGTTAGATTTCCGTCAACTTTGGCTTCGCGCACGCCAAGAGTGAGCGCCATTTGATGAAGCTGCTCGAAAGTATCTAGCCTGCGGTATTCAATGCGGCGGGAGTTTCCAAGGCGGTCATACTCTACGCAAAGCGCGTGAAGATGCGCGCCTTCATCTCCGCTGCCCGCCTGAAAATCCGCGCTGAGTATCCTTATCTTTTCCTGATCGGTTTCCCAAACGTCGCCTAGTTTGTAATCGTTGACCCCTTTGCCACCGCCAAAATCGGGCAAGCTTGGAGAATACGGACGGCACTCGCGCTTTTTAATCCAGTCCTCGTGAGGCTTTAGGTTGCCAAGCTTCGCAGACTCCATCGCCGCCCTGTGCTCCGCAAGCAATCCGCTCCACGCGATTGTATGCATTGCGAACACGGGCCATCGAAATGAGCGAGTAGCAAAAGGCGCGGATGGATTTTCAGCAATGTAGTCGCCATCTTTTACGAGAGAGAACCTTTCTCGCGCGGTATCTGCAAATGACGCTTGGCAATGCGGACAAATAAATAAAACGCTGTCTCCTGTCGCTTGAAACACCTCCACACCGTTGTATTTCTCTTTCGAGTGCTCTGCCCACGATGGCTCCGTTAAGTTAGCACACTTAGGGCAGCGGAAATTCCAGTTGTCTTTTTGTCCTTCGTTGAAAAACGTATCAACCTCTTTGCCAACATCTGGAGCCGTGGTTACATGAACGGCAAGCCGATTCCATCTTCCTCCAAGTCTTTTTTCAAACTCGATTAGTCGTCCCGGTGGGTATGAATCCAGGTGCGCCTCGTCGCTCATCAGTGTTGATACCTGCAAACTTTGAGCCGACGAAATACCCGGCCCCGTGATTGCTAAAAATTTTCCTCTAAACTGAAAGAGGTCGTTTGTTACTGAGTATTTATCTCGGCTTAGAAATCGCCGCACGTTCGGAATAGAAAGCAGAAACTCTTTGCCGCGAGTCTTACACCATGTCGCCGCGTCGTCGTCGCTTTGCGCGCAAAACAGCATATCGCCGGGATTAAATAGGATTCGCTTTGCCATAATACATTGCCCCGCAACCGTCCCCATTGAACTGCTCGCCTTGTATAGGACTAGCCGCTTCACGCGAATGTCATCAGCCGCCGCAAATGGAGCCTTTAGAAATGGATACTGCTCGATTCTAAACGGCCCCGTGATGGGCGAGCCTGATCGATTAAATACTATATTCTTGGCGGCAAATTCCAGCGTAGTCATTTTACGTGTTTCCAAGTTTTCCCGATTGCCGCAAATCTTGCAGCAACATCAGTAACTCCAAAAATAGAGCCTATTTCTGAAAACATCTTTCCTTGCAAGTGCATCGCCCTGATTTGTTTTACTTTCTCATCAGTCAATTTCGCCCTCCCGTTTTCTTCTCCTATGTGCGGGACGTGTTTTTCTGGATGTAATCGCATCCCGCTTTTCTCTCCACGAGCCGCCTTTATTTTCATTATCTTGCTGCGCTTTTCCGATGGGCAGTCCCGCCCCTTGGCCATCCTGTCGGCAACATTGTCGGCATTAGTTCCTAGGAATAAATGATCCGGATTTACGCAATACGGAATATCGCACTTATGGCACACACAGAGATCGTCTGGAAGCGATCCATTTTCGAGAAAGAAAGCCACTCTATGCGCAAGTTTCCACTTTCCCCTAACGACTGTTCTGCCGTATCCCTTTTTCGTCATAGAGCCGCGCCACACCCAGCATCTATCGCTGCCCGCCGGAATTGAGTTTAGATAGAATCTCGCCTTGTCTTTTTCGTTCATGGCGATTAGTGAACTGTTAGCTTCTTGCATAGTGTTTTTATGTATTGGAGTTAGAGCGTTGCTGATGCTGAATACATTGGCAACGCTCGTTCTTTTTACACGCACAACGCGCCCATGTCAAAGACGATATGCTTGCGGGCGAAGTCGAGCGTGGTCATTTGTCGCGTAGTTTATCCCAAGCCATACGTGCGAGTTTATTGTTGTCGTAAGTTTCGGCGCAAATCAGGCACTCGATTCCGTTAATTCTGAAAACGTAGAACATAGATATTAAAACAGCCACGCCGGAAGCACGCCGTCATTTTTCGCCGCCGTTATCGCGCCTTCCTTTGCTGCGCGGTAGTTTCCAGCATGGGCGATGTGAAAAGCCTCTGGCGAGTCGCACAGAGCGGCGGATTGAGCGTCTGCGATAATTGTCTGCTCAATAGCTAGGTCAATGCTGAGTTGATACTGCGCGAAAATCTCCTTAGCTTCGCTGACAAGTATCTTTTCGCCCTCGCGCTTCTCCGGCGCAACGCCGCGATCAAACTCAAGCAAGGCCTTTCTTGAAATATCCCAACGGCGAAGGCTGAATAAAAGGTCGCTTTCGATTTGTAGCTTTTCTGCAATCCATACTTCGCGCTGTTCGCTTGTTGCGTTTGGCGACGGCTGGACTAATTCGCCAAGCCTTGCCTCTAGTGCCTCTTTTGCTGCGTAGGTTTGCAGTTCCTCCTTTTCGAGGCGGGCGAGGGCTTGCGCGGCTCCAGTTCCGCTAAGGTCAATGGTTGCTGTTTTTGGTTTTGCCATATCAGATAAATTCAACGGTGATTTTTACCATAGCGCCAAATAAGTTGCGCCCCGCAAGGGATAGATTATCGGGCGCGGGAATTTGAAACGAATCCGCCTCTATTATAGTATTCGTATTTTGCGGGCGTATTCCTAGCTGAACTTTTGAACTGTGAAGGTTATTGCAACTATACGCAGAGCTAGTCACCCGCCCTTCTATTTCGTATTTGATGTTTTCCATATCAGCCCGTGATTATCTCCCAATATGCGAGACGATGAAAGCAATTACTGCCGTCTGATTCGTCGCGTGCTTCGTGGAGTCCGTCTTCGCTTGTCATAACATAGCAGACAATTCGCCTGTCGTCCTTCGTGATGCCGATGAATCGGAATCCCGCGACGTTTGGGATTGAGGAAAGAGACCGCGCTCTTTCGTTTGTATCTATGGCTTCGTATAGTTTCATTTGCTCAATTTTTCAATAGCCGTTGCAATAGCCGTCTGCGCGTCGGCAATGGCGGACTGCATGGCTAGGTGATTCGCCGCGAGCTTCGCGTTGTTCTCCGCGATGAGTCTGTCCAGTTCGGCTAGTTTCGCGTCGTATTCGGCTTGGAGTTGAAGATAGGATGAGTTCATAAACGGTGATGGTGTGTGGTTTGCGGGTTAGCGGGATGCGACTGCTTTAACGCGAAATTCAGTGGCATCACCACGAGTCGCAGCTAAGGCGCGGAAAGCATCGCACTTTGCGACCGCATCGGCTGCGCTGTCCGCATTGGAAAGCCATGAAAAATGACTGCGATATACGGGGCGGAATTGGACAACGTAGGAGCATTTGCTGCGTGGTTGCGCTGTCGTCGCCGCGCCTGCGTTTGTTTGTGTGTTGGTGTTTTTCATGATGGGTGGTGGTGTGTGTGGGTTGTGGCGAGGGTTAGTCTCGAAAGTCTGATTCGTTGGCTTTCTGGAATTGGTTGCTATCGTCGCATGATTCGTGGGCGCAGCTTCCGTCGCGGTATTGCGTGCCCTCGTCGTCGAGATTGACAAACTCTCCGCAGAATTTGCAGTTATCTTTCGGGAATGTGTTTTTGCTGTGTGTGTTGGTGTTTTTCATGGCGGTGAAACTAGCGAGTGCTTTTAAAAGGTCAACGATTATTTTGCTATTCACTAACGCAATTCTCCAATTTACCTACGCAAACGCTGCTAAAAATAAATTGCGATTGAAACAAAATCGGGCGCTATTTCAGCG